GACAAGACTACCCTCCAGCCAAACCGGATGTGATCGTCTCCAAGTGCGCTCAGGTTAACTGGGCAGTTAACAACCAGAAGGATGTCAGTGAACCCATGTGGTATGGGGTGATCGGCATCGCTGCCTTCTGCGAAGCCCCAGAGGATACAGCTATCGCGTGGTCGAAGGACCATCCCACTTTCAGCGAAGACGAGACCATCCGCAAGGTAGATCACTGGAAGAACGCCGCCACTGGTCCTACTACCTGCGCCAAGTTCGACAGTGAGCGCCCGGATATCTGCAAGTCGTGCCGCTTCAACGGGCGCATCGGATCACCAGCACGGCTGGGCTTGCAGCGGGAAGAGGTCACCATCGAGCAGACCGCACCGGATCAGGTAGCGTTCCAAGTCCAAATCCCCAAGCCGTTCAAGCGCACGGCAGACGGCATCAAGCAAGTCACGGACGGCACGGATATCGACGTGTGCAAGTTCGACCTATATCCAGTAGGTTATGGCTACGACGAGACACTGGGCTACGAGGTGGTGCGCTACCACTGGAACCGCCCGCACTCAGGGTGGAAGGAACTTCGCTTCCGACAGGCTTTCCTCGCCGCAGAGAACCGGGAGTTCGCAACAGCTATCGCAGACCAAGGGATCGTTCTTGCCAGCAAGAACCAAACGCTGAGTTTTCAAACAATGCTACGCTCATACATGGACGAACTCCGCAAGATCAAGGCGGTGACAAATCTCTACTCCACCATGGGGTGGAAGGAGAACAATACCCAGTTCCTGATCGGTGACCGGATCATCAAGCGCGACGACAGTGGCTCCGCAGTGGTTGAGAACATCAACCTCGCCGCCACATCTCAGAAGCTTGGCGAGAAGTTGTTCGATGTAAAGGGTAGCCTCCGCGACTGGTCCCTGCTTACCTCCGTCATCGAGCGTGGCAATCTACCCGTTCACGGCTTCGCCCTTGGCGTGGCGTTCTCTGCACCACTGTACCAGTTCAGTGGACTTCGTGGCGTGGTGATCAGCCTCTGCGGCCCGACAGGATCGGGCAAGTCCATCGCTCAGCTTTGGATGCAGTCGATCTACGGTATCCCAGACAAGCTGCACTTCGCAGCAAAGTACACACAGAACGCCGTGTTCTCCCGCTTCGGGTTCTATAACAACCTACCCATTACTATCGATGAAGCGACCATGATGCCCGACAAGGAGGTCGGTGACTTTTGCTATTGGGTTACTCAAGGCAAGGACAAGGCCCGCCTTAACAAGAACGCCGAGGAGAGGGAAGCCAAGACGTGGGGCCTACCATGCGTGACCTCATCCAACAGGTCACTGGGTTCCAAGATGATGTCCTCTGGTATGGATACGGACGCGCAGCTTGCCCGACTGCTGGAGATCAACATGCACGCTGTACCGATGTTCAGCGACAGTTCTAACGCTGGCAAAAAGATATTCGACACACTCAGTAACAACCACGGTTTGGCCGGTGAAGTGATACTCAAACATCTCGTGGAGCTTGGCGAGGATGGTTGCAGGGCGATGATCGAAGATCACCGCATCCGGTTTTTCCAGAAGTACGATGTGAGGTTCTCCGGTCAGGAACGCTTCTGGGAGCAGGGCATCGTAAACGCTGATCTGGGCAACGAGCTTGCCAGCAAACTTAACCTGATCCAGTACGACTATGAGAAATGCACACGTGCTATCCTCAGTCAGATTGGCCTGCTGCGCGACACGGTTAAGTCCAACCAGATGGACGCCTTTGATATGCTGGCTGCATATCTCAACGATGCTTCCAGCGAGACGGTCACCGTCATGCACACACTTGGTAACCCAAGGGCGTTGACAGACCAGAGCCGCATCCCTCGTAACGGTATCCGGGTGCGCATCGATGCGTATCGCAAGGCGGCGAGTGAGCCGTTCACCAGTGGTACGATGATGATAGACAGGAAACATTTTAAGCAGTGGGTCAACACGAACCACGGTGATTACAACGCCATCGTCAAGACCTTCACTTTGAGTGGCATAAATGCCACACCTAAATCGGAGAAGTTTTCAATCGGTAAGGACTGTCCCACCAAGCCCGGTCAGATATACGTTCTTGGCCTCAACCTTAACCACGACAGGTTGCGCAGCATTCTCGATGACGCTGACAATACCGTTGATAACATGACCCTGAACCAGCTTCAGGTCGTTGTATAGGAGATAGTGCATGAAGAAGTTTATCGCTGCCACAGGTGTGGCCCTCGTGCTTTCCACCACCATGGTGTTTGCTGATGCGAAGCCACTGGTGGTCAGTTCCGCGAAGCGTCACGGTGTCCCGGTAGAGTTCGCTCTTCGTGTTGCCAAGGTCGAGAGCGGCGTGCAGTGCGGACGCACTGGCGCTGCCGGGGAGAAAGGCCCTCTGCAAATCCTGCCGTCCACAGCGCGTGCGCTTGGGTATAAGAACATCCGGGCAGCATCCTGTGCGACCCAGACTGATGCGGGCATGAAGCATCTGGCGCTCTGTTGGAAGAAGACCCGCAACCTGTGGCGTGCTGCTGCTTGCCATAACCAAGGCATCAGTGTAGCCTACGGACGCAAGGTTTCTAAGGCAGCAGCCCGTTACGCCAACAAGGTAGCCCGTTAGTCATTCCGGGCTACTCGCCGCAGGTGCAGGTCGGTAGATATAACAGCATCCGCTAAGGCCCTCGTTTCTTCCTTTGGGGGGCGCGATGCCGTAAGGCTCCACGATACGGGCCACCATCACTCTGGTGCGATATACCCCATGAAGCGGTCGTAGCTGGCGCGGGATGCGACTGGCGCAGACTTGAGGAACCTCTCACCAGCAGGACGGCGGGCTTCCTGAAGCGCCTTCTGGGCGTTGCGCAGGAAGTTACGGATGACCCCCGGTCCACCTTGGTTGGCCTCGTTCCAGTCGTTGACCTCGCGCACGATGCGTGCAGCCTGTGACCTGTCACCTGTCATCATAGCCTTGACCCAAGCCATGCGGTAAGCGACCCCGACTTCCTTGTAGTCGTAGTTCATGCGGTTAGCATACTTGATGAAGTCGTACTGCCGCGCTGCGTCAGCAGGGTAGAAGCCAAGGATGCGAGACATCACCGTGAACGCACTGACTTCCGGCGAGACGATGTAGCCCCGGCGATCCACGACGGCACCGTTCTGCATGTAGGCTACGCTGTCACCGATGGCACGGACAAGCGAGATCGGAGCTTCGCGGGCTACGTCTACCGCGCTGACAGTGGCCGAAAGCGGAGCGCGACCGAAGTCATACAGGAAGTTGCCCATGCTCAGACCCATACCGATCACAGGTCCAGCGATGCTCTTGAGTTCTTCCGTGGTGTTGGCACCCTTGAGGAAGATACCCGTGCCGGGGAGGAAGTCCTCCAGACCGAACTTCGCACCAACGTCCGCACCCGTGTAGTGGTTCATCGGGCCGCGCAGGATCAGGTCAGACCAGCCGGGGAAGAACTCTTCAAGCTGACGGACAATCGCCATGCGCACGGCAGGACCCTGACCAATGTCGAGGCCGAACCGCTGCGAGAGCGTATCGATAAGGTCTTCGATGTCGTCCACCAGCGGGAAGCCAGCAGCACCAGCCAGCACGTAGAGCGAGGTCAACATACCGAGCTTGCCTGCGCGGGACATATTCTTGAACAGCAGGAGAGATGTCAGCGGGTAGGTCTTGTAGACGAACAGGAGCGACATGACGCCATCGCGCCATATGGGCGGGCGGTTGGTATTGGAGTATTCACCCAGCGTCTTATCCACCGTGTCTACGGCGAAGAGGCGGGCCATCTCACTGGCCTTGTCCTCGTTGAACCCGGCTTCCTTCAGACGGTTGAACTCCAGCCTGAATGCAGTGAGGAAGGTGGCGCGGCGGGTGGCCTGCTCCGAGATATTGAACGGGATCATGTACACGTCGGAGAACTTGAGGAAGCCCTTACCGAATTTGTCCAGCTTTCCTGATCCACTCATAAACATACCACGGGCAGTCTCCAGCAGGGAGTTTGCCTGTGCCGGGATGAGCTTACCTTCGCGGATTTCGCGGGCGATGTTCAGAGCTTCGTAGTAGCTAAGGCTGTACTGCTGGACAAGCTGAGCTTCCTTGGCAGTGTCACCAGCATCGCGCGCGGCCTTGATCTCATTGGCAATCTTCTCGAATGCCTTGGCATCTTCAAGGGGGTTGGTGAGCGTTTTGAGGCTGCTGATGGCTACTGTGTCCTTGAACGCCTTGAGGTATGCAGGAATGACCGCCACACCGAAGCCGCCGCCGAAGCCCGTTTGGCTGTCCTTGGATGCGAGATACGGCAGCACGTTCGTAGCGGGCGACATCAGGTTCTGCGCGAACTGCGTGAACATACCGCCAAGGAAGCCGATGCTGGTGACCATCTTTGCCAGCGCAGCGAACCGCTTACCCTCGAACGTGGACTCCGAGATGTTAGGTGCATCGTTGATGGCGTCGAACTCTGCGCTGGTATCGCTGTAGTAACGCATACCAAGGCTGGCCTTGGTCGGCTGGTTGTTGAACGTCGAGCGGCTACCATCCCACCCCTTGGCTCCGGGGTTAGTGGTGACGTACATATAGAGTTCTTTGTTGAGCCTGTCCTGCCAGTAGTCCTTCTGCTTCTGGTCAGTCGCGGCGTCGAGGCGCTCCTTGGCGGTGATGACAGCTTCCTTGTCACCAAACCACTTCTGGCCCGTCTCGGAGGATTGATCCATGAGATCACGGAGCAGCGGCTGGAAGCGCGTCTTCACGATGAGCGAAGAGCGTGTGGTTACATGGCGTGCAACAGCCTCGACCGTCCTGCTGGGATCGTAGCCGGGGGTGTCATCGAACTTCAACGACTTACGAAGCGCACTGCCCGGAGCCGTCAGCATGGTGATCGCCTTGGCGTGCTTGTCCGGGGCCAGAGGAATACCAAGAACGCGCGACACGTAGAGGAAGTTGTCGATGTCGATGGACGGATCGGACGACACGGTATCCACGGTCTTGGATGCGCGGGCAAATACCTTGAAAGTCTGCGTCTTGTACTCGCCGGTCGCATCGTCCCTGACGAGACCGCTGTACTCAATATCTTTCATCTTGTCGTTGTAGAACGCCGCTGCACCTTCAGCCTCCGATAAATTCGGAGCCAAGCTGTAGATCATTTTGTTCTGCACGTCAGGGTGAAGCTGGACCGTCCTGCCGTTGATCTGCGCTTCAACACGGACTTGGAACTTACCCTCGCGCCACAGTGGGACGTGCGACGAAGCGATGGACCTGCGCACAAACATCTGCGCCCGCTCGAAAGCGGCGTCGGCAAGGACGATCTCCTTGACCCTGTCTTGCACAGTATAAATTACACTCTGCTCTTCAAGACCGCTGAACTCTGTGCGGCGGCTGCGGAAGTCCTCGATCTTTTTGATGGCGGCTTCGGACTTTTCGTTACCCTTTGCCAAGGCTTCGGCCCTAGCCTGTTCCTCTTCCTTCGTCAGCTTCTTCGTCGGCTTCGGGAAATAGAACTCCCGCACGTCCTTCTTGAGGTCGTCGGTGAACTCCTTCTTCACGATGGCTGTGTTGACCGCCTTGAAGAACTGCTCCATGCGCATAGCCGTCTTGGTCGTGACATCCGGCATACCGCGCTCGTCGTACTCCATGTCATCCACGAAGAGCTTCTTGGCGTGGTTCACGATGTCCCTGACGAACTTGCCGTCGTCGGCTGTCATCTCCTTGTCGGCAAGGACCTTGTTGATACCCTTGGTGGATACCTTCTCAGCAAGGAAAAAGTTGTCGAACTGCGCCTTCAGGCGTTCGATGTCGAGATCAGCAAGGTCTTTGCGGGTCTGAACATAGATGTCGTACTCTTCGTCCGTCAGACCACGACCGAGTTCTTCCTGTAGACCCTTGACCTTGACGGTGACCTTCTTGGTCTTTCCGCCTTCGATGGCTTCCTCGTAGGTTATTTCCGCGCCGTCTTCGAGTTCCTTCTTGGACAGCGTACCGAGGTCGAGGAGCTTCTTGAGTACATCCTCATCAACCTTCGTATCACGCCCGGAACCATCCAGACGTTCGTCGCCAAGAACCAGTAGCGCCTTGTTGCGGAGTTCCTTGTCCAGCTTGAACCGGGGGCTGGCGATACGGCGGCTGATCACCATGGCATAGGAAACAACCCTGCGGGAGTCGCCCGTCAGCGCCAATAGCTTCGCAAGACGCTCGTTGTACATATTGTACAGGGACTGCGCATTCGTGCGCATGGCGTCCTTGAGATGCTCAGCGATCTGTGCCCCATGGTTACGCAAGGCATTGAAGTTGCGCAAACGGAAGGTGTTGCGCATGAAGTTCTCGAACATATCGAGACCATCGATCTTGAGGTCCCTGAGAGTATTGCCCGTCTCCTCGATGCTGGCGGGCGGCGTAGCCATGAGGTCCAGTTGATTGCGCAACGTATGTTGTGCAGAGTAGGCCGGGTCGATGCTGAAGCGACCAGTGCCGTTGTTGGTCATCACGGTCTGGAGGTTGAGCGCGAAGGTGCTGGGCGTGAACATGGACGAACCATTGCGCACGGTGCTGCGGGCCTGAGACACGAGATAACGGACGATGTCGTCCTCGAACTTAACGCCGAGCTTGTTCAGCACGTCCTTGATGGCAGACCACACGCGCCTGAGAATGCTGCTGTCCAGCTTCTCAGCGAACTTTGCCATGTGCTCTTCGACCGCCTCGCGGCGGGCACCGAGGTCCTTGCTACCCTTCAGGGCACCATCAACCGACTGACGCACACTGGGGTTATTATCATAGACGTAGTCCATGAGCGCATCGAACTGCTTCGCGGGCAGCAGGGAGCGCATACCAAAGTGACCGATGGCTTCGTGAGCCAGCAGGAACCGCATGTACTTTTCGGTCGGGATACGGTCGGTGAAGACCAGCACCGTACCATCGAAGGCGTAGCCGGAAGCCATGGCAGTATCGAAATCTCCCTGCGGACGCGCTGCCACTGCGCGTTGGTAGAGGTCAGGGTTGCGGCGCTGGAGATCAGCTTGGTTCTTGTAGACGAAGAACTTCGGAGCCTTGGCGAGACCACTGCGGAACTTGTCCACGATAGCCTTGGCCCGGATCGGGTTCACACCCTTGGCAGGGCGACCGTTCTCATCCACTGGATTAGTTACAGCGTCGAACTGGGAGAGGCTGAACATACCCTGCTCAGCGTCTTTGATTGCCTGCTTCACGCCTTCCTTCAGCGGCACAGTCTCGCTGGCGGAAATCTGCACATCCAAGAAGGCAGCAGCAGTGTTCTTGGCTTCCTGCGACAAACCCGGCTTGGTGGCCCAGTTGTAGAGCGTACCGACACTCTCGATGAACGACTGTTTGGCAGCGTCCTTTACGGATGTGCCTTTCTTCTGGTTCTCGCGCTGAGCAAGGATGATATTACCAATGGTGCCGTACACCTCATAGAGGTCGGCTTCCACGTCGGTGACTTCGGCAAACATCTCTTTGAGCGTCGGAACGTCCTGCTCAAGTTCCATAGCCGTGGCAATAATTGTCCCCTGTCGCTCTGCCTCTTTGGCGAGAGCGATCTGCTCCTTCTCAGGGAGGTTCTTGTACTTCTTGGCTTCCCGCGCAGCCTTCTCTGCTGCTTTCTTTTCGGCCTTGGTCAGGACGGGCTTAGGTTCCTCTGCGGCCTCTTGCGAGGGGGCGACCGCTGCCCCTTCCACTTTTGGGCTTAGCTGTTCTTCCAGTTTTGCCCGTACCCTGACTGGGTCCATACTACCAGCAGCAAGAAACGGGTTGTCGCTTTTGACAAACACAAGTTCGATCTTGGCAAGGTCCTTCTTGGAAAGGGACCCAAGCCAATCGGCGTACTCCACAACGTCCTTGAGGTCCGGGTTCCCCCGCATACCAACCATCAGTTTAGGGTCCTTGTATGTATCAAGGAACATCTGAAGGTCCGACTTACGAGCAGGCTTTCCGGCTTCGCCACGCTTTAGTACTTCGTCCTTCTCGGCTTTCGATGCGGCGACAGCAGCTTCCATACGGTCGAGTGCATCAACCACATTTTCGAGGGCTTCCTTCTTGGTCGCACCAAGTACATCGGAAGCGTAGCCGACCTGCGACGGTGCGAAAGCACGAGCGCCGGGGTGATCAATACGCCAGTCCTTGCTATCGTTGTCCTTGTAGATGATCGCCGTACGACCATCGGATAGGGTCACGAGGTAATCGGGGGGCGCACCCGGAGTGCCTTTCAAGCGCCTCTCGGTAGACTCGACCGTTACAGCGGCCCCACCAGCTTCTTCCCGTAGGGTTTCACTCCGGGCGGCAGGTTGCTCCGCTGCGGGCTGCGCTTGGGTTTCGGTGGCCTCTGCTCCTGCGCGTACATTATCGCCCTCGCCTGCGCCTCTGTTTTTGCCCGCCCGCTCTCCAGCAGGCTTTGCACCTTCTGTTCCTGCTCCGGGCTGAGCGGCATTCTTTTCTCCACGCTTAAGAGGCTTCGGGATATCGACCTTGAAGGCGTCCTCATTCACCCGCGCCAGCGTGGCGAACTGCTTGACTACCACCGGGGGCTTTTCGCGGCGCACATAAGCAATAAGTTGCGCCTCGTCGTAGCCGAACGTACCGAGAATGAGGTTCTGCTGTGGCTGGGTCAGAGTGTTGAACCCGGCGAGGATTTTGCGCCGGTCGCGCTCGTTGGGAGTAAGTTTCTTCCCCAGCTTATCCGGCGATATGACTGCATCAACATCCAGCGTGATCGGCTGGTCAATGGTGGCTTCGGTGTATACCCGCTCAGCCGGGGTGGCACGGGTCGCAGCCTGCCTGCGGGCCTGCTCGAACTCCATGCCGCGCTTAAGGCGCTCTAGCTGCGGCTGCATGGCATTGGTCGGGGGAGGAGGTGCAGGCGGTTCTTTCTGCGGCTGGAGTGCGCCCTGAACACCGCCCATGTCAGCACTCGGCTGCGGCATCGGACCAGTAGGAACACGCGCGGGAGCGCGGCCAGCACCACCACGGAGCAGCAACTCACCCTGCGGCGTAGCCGCCGCAGGAGGGGCATATGTCTGGAACAGACCAAGCTGCGTACCGCCCATGTCGGTGCTGGGCGGAAGCATAGGACCAGTCGGCACAGGCGCAGGGGCCTGTCCAGCACCTGCAAATGGAAGAGATGCCTGCGTGCCAGACGGCACAATCGGACCCACCATCTCCGCTGGGCTGGGGATGTTTGCAAGAACAGCCGGGACGGGATATCGCGCAGACGGAGTGAACGGAAAAGCGCCCTGACCAACCGCAGGTGCTTCCGGCAGCATCGGTCCAGCCGGTACGGGCGCAGGAACATTGCCCATCGGGGCATTTGCAAACAACTCACCCTGCGGCTGCGCAGCAGACGGAGGGACAACACCCAGCCGTGCCCGCCCAGCGAGGAACTCTTCTTGCGTGGGGAAGGAAGCCGTGCGGGCCTCGTCTTCCATGATGCGAGTGTAAGGCTGCGGCGGGCCGAAGACCTTGTTGTACTCAGCCTCGCCAAGCTGCTTCTTCACATCGAGGAGGTACTGGGCGTAGCCGGGGTCGGTCTTCGCCACCGGTAGCAGAAGGTTGGCTTCCTGCTTGTTGTCAGTGAGGCTACCAGCAAAGATACCACCGGCACCACCGAAGCCACCACCAAGGAGCGCACCGCCAGCAAAGGCGTTGAGCAGACGGCTCTGGCCCTCTGCCGTATTAACATCGACCACCGGGTTAGCAGCAAGCTGGAGGGCTTCTTGGAACGCTTCCGTTCCGCCTTCCATACCCGCACCTACGCCAGCGCCAGCGCCTACGCGCTTGAGGATGTTGAGGGCCTTCTTGCGCTTGGTAATGGACCCGGCAACGTCACCCATCGCTTCGCTGAACACACGGCCAGCCAGCAGGAACTCACCAGCCGTATCCGCGATACCGCCAATTGCACCAACACCGAGAGCGACAGCGCGATTACCTTCGCCACCGTCAGCCATGGTCTCGCCATAAGCCTGTCCGGTCTGTTGGAAGACGTTGGATGCCAGAGACAGACCGGCAGCGCCAATCTCCGTGGGAGCACGGGCGGCAACCCTCTTCGCTACGGCTTCGGCACCAGCCTGAAGACCTTCCTCCATGAACTGGTTGAAGGCACCGGGAGCCAGCTTGGTCTTGGCTGCGTTGGACGCAGCGTTCAGCATACCCGCGCTGGACAGAAGAAGCTTCTTCTCTGCGGCATCCAATGCCTGACCCTTGAAGTGCTTCTTGGCAGCTTCATAGAGCGCCTTCTTGACGGCAGACTTGCCGAAGAAGCCCAGAACCGCACCACCTGCTGTACCAGCGGGAGTGGCCGCAGAGCCGATACCGGCACCGATACCGGCAGTGATCACCGACTCAATAATGTTGGGGCCGAGACGACCAATGGTTGCAGCGACCCAGTCAAGGACGCCATTCTCACCGATGTTCTCGATGTTGCGCTGGTAAATCTGGGTCTTGGCGAGGTCGGCACTCTGGTCTGCCAAGCGTGCGCCCGTCTCGGTCGCACCAGCGAACATAAGACCGTAACCCAGCGTCTGCTGCATTTCGTCAAGGCCAATGTCGAAGTTATTGGCGATCTGCTGGAAGAAACCGGGACTGCGGATACCCTCAACATACTGTGCGTAGCTGGCCGGATCGATCTCCTGCCAGTCACCTTCAGGAAGCGGAGCCTCTTGGTTGGCATACTTCGACAGCGCCACGGCAGCAGTGTCGTTGTCATCGTCAAAGGTATAACCGCCGACGAAGAACTGCTTGGTCGAAGGACTGTAAGCGAGGCGTGCCGTCCTGCCGGTAGGAAGCTCCGGTTCCTGAACAAACCCCTGCCGCTGTGCCAGACCCGCCTGTCTGAGTCGTGTGGCGTAATCTTCCGCCATTGAAGGCGGCGGGGCTGCAAGACCAGAGGTGAGCGGGGAGAAGGTCGGATCGAGCGGATTAGCCATCACTGAAGTCCCGGTCTGAGTTCGCGGGTGATTATAGCCTGATCGATGGTGAGAATACCATCCTTAAGTTCCTGCTGCGGCGGGGATTTGATGCGGATGATTTGGTCACCGTAAGCACCCTCACCGAAGGAAATGAACTCGATGGCAACTCCCGCTTCGTTGTACCTTACGGGTTCCGGCTTGCTGAAACCGGGCACAGGCGACTTGCTGATCTTGGCGACCTCGATCTTTCCGACGTTCTCGACGTAAATCTTCTCCAACTCCCGGTCATGCTGCACTGCGGCATCACGGGCTTTCTGCCGTTGATCAGCTTCCTGCGCACTGAAGGCGTCATCGAACTCCATCTTAAACATATACGCGACCTCTTCCGGGGTCAGGCCCGCTGCGGGACTCATGCGGCGACCATCCTCGCCCATGAAGATATTGTATTTGCCGTCAGACCGGCGCTGGATGGTGACAGGTTCTCCATAGGCACGGGACCACTGCTCCGACAGCGACCTTGGATCACCACGGAGCATCCTGCCGATAGCAACGTTACTGAACTCCGTCGTGCGCTGCATGTTGAACTCGTTGAACTTGGTCTGATACCCGGCGTTCAACTGGTTGGCCTGCTGCGTCACCTGCATAAGGAGGTCATCGATTTGGAGAAGCTGCTGCTGCAATGCCGGAATGCGGTTGGCAAAACCACTCTGCTGAGCGAACGCGATCTGCTGCGCGATGATGTTGCGCTGGGCGAGGATACGTTCGTTCTGCTTCTGAAGCAGACCGATCTCGTTGTTGTAGTTCGTAAGCTCAAGCTGCTCGTTGGTATCGATCTCCTGAAGCCTGAGTGGTGCCGTGGCTTCGTAGTCTGCCATCTGGACGTTCGGCTCAAGACCAACGTAGTTACGCGCCTCGTTGTAGAGTGCGATGTACGCCTTGTTGTAGTCTTCGTTCGTGATGCCAGAGCCAGTTGCCAGTGGACGACCAAGCTTGGCAATCGTCTCAGCAGAAGCGTTGTACCCGGCACCAAGGAGGTTCTTGTCCACGCCCTTATACTCTGCATATTTCATACGCAGGAGACCGGCATCGAAGCTGTTTTCGTCGTCGGCAGACATATTCTTCGCAGCATCCACGAGGGACTGCGGGATGTTATACCGCTTGATCTCAGCCGGGTCCGTGAAGAACGTCTTCATCCCGTCGAACGTAGCAGGAATAACCTGCATCAGACCACGAGCGCCCTTCTCGCTGACGCCTACGCGACGACCGAAGTTTGTCTCGACACCGTAGATGGCGACAGCGGCAGCAGGGTCCACACCAAGTTCCGTTGCGCGGCGCACAAGGCGCTGAACGGTATCCGAAGTCATCATCTGCGGGACTTCAGCAACGCGCGGCAGGAACTCATTCTCAAGCTTCACAGCCGACTGCGCTGCAAACGCTTCGTCCTTCACAGGTACGGCAGCGGGCACTTCGAGCGGAGCAATGCCGACAGAGGTCGGTTCGGGGATGGGCTGCGTACCACCGGGTGCGGGCTGTTCAGCGGGTGCAGCCGCTGCGGGTGCAGCGGCTTTCTTGCCGAGCTTGTCCTTGTTCCTGACGAAATAACGGATCGGGTCCTGCTGGGCTTCAGTAAGCGCCACAGGGTTGGCAAGCATAAAGTCCTTTACCGCCGTTGACTCATACCAATTAAGAGCTTCTGCTTGCGCAGCTTTCATCTGCTGGCGTTTGTCGTAGTCAGCCTGTGAACCAAACCAGCTACCAACATCACCGAATACGTTGGTCATAAGAGAACCGCGCAGACGGTTGTACTCTATGGTGGCCCGCTGCCTCGCACCGTATTCACCGGCAACATTACCAATAACGGATGCTTCTGGCTCGGGGGTAAACCCACCGCCACCGGGGATGGGCGCGGCAGGCATAGTACCGCCAGCCTCAATCGGACCCGGAGACATGCGGAACGGTGTAAGTCCAGCGGTAGGTGCAGGAACAGCACCGGCAGGCGCAGCGAGTTCAGGCTGGATTTGCTGCTCGGGCATCATCGCCGGAAGCGGCGAGGTCGCAACTGAAGTCCCGGCGGGAGAAACACGCGGCAGCGTTTCGGGCGTATAAAGCTGACCCGGCTGGACAAGACCAGCCATCTGACGATCCATAGCGGCCTGCTGCTGACGCATCAGACCTGCGCGTTCACGCGCACCCATCTCATCGATCTGGGTCTGGAAGTCGCGGAACCGCTTTGCCTCGTCAGCGGAAGCCTGACTGGCCTTGGTGTAAAGCCCTGCTACGTATGCCATCTAGAACCTCAAGCGCCAGTAAGACTGTCTTCAGTGAGCCTGCGACGGCGCAGACTGTCGTTTTCTCTCAGCAGTCGGTCGTAGTCTTCGCTCGTAACAGTCGTGTCTCTCGGAGCCAGTGCCAAGGTGTAGGGCGTCAAACCAGCAGTGATATCTTCCGTAAGACCAGCCTGCTGCGCTTCAGCACGATTTACACGGTTGGCGAGATAGTTACCGCTGCTTGAAGTATATCGGGGATTAACCCCGGACAGACCAGCAAGTGCCCGTGTCTTTTCGCCTTCGCCCTGATAGTATGTACCAGTATATGCACCGGAAGCTTCCTGCGAACCCTGTACTCCAAGGCGGCGCTTCTCAGCCTCACCGGCATATTCAGCAGACGCAGCACCACGAGCGACATTTACTCCAGAGATAAGACCAGCAGTCTTCATCTGAACGTCTGCTTCAGCAAGCTGCGCAGCGGCGACGGGATCGATCTGTTGATAACGTGCATAAAGTTGGTCGTACAGAACCTTCGCCTTATTGTAGGCGTCGATGTCAGAGTTCTGAAGTCGCTGCATCTCAGCCTGAAGTTCCGCCGTTGCCTGACCCACGTCAGACGGCGCAAGGCTAGAGACAAGCGTACCGACAGCAGAAGGAGCCACCTTGAGTGTAGCTTCGAGCAGACCCTTCGTTACCGTTGACATACCTGCACTTGTAGCACCTGCTGCGACCTGACCTACTGGTACGCCGACTTGACCGGGAATAGTAGATGCAGCCGCGTTACCAATCGCAGCAGAGGTTGGAACAATCTGCGCGTTAGCAGGGAGCGTACCGGCTGTGCCGGAAGCAACAGTCGTTCCTGCTGTACCGGCTGTACCGGCTGCGCTACCTGCGGCTCCGAGTGTTCCACCTGCATACCCAGCAAAACCGCCGCCGACACCGCCGCCGAGACCGCCAAGGGCGGCACCCATGAGGACGTTCTGACCTGTACCGTAGGCCGTCAAGGCACCTGAAACAGCACCGAGGCCAGCACCGGCAAGGGCACCACCGATGGTGGCTCCGAACGTACCTGCGCCAGCAGCAAGGGCTGTATTTGCAAAGATCATACCGGCAACCGGTGCAGCGATGAACGGGACGGCGATGGCGAGAGCAATACCTGCCACCACTGCAAGCGGCTTGGCGTACTTCTTGAATGCCCGCTTGATGCTCTTCCACAGGCCGAACTGCGTGAGGGCGACCTCTGGGGCCGTAAGCGCGGAGGAGTGCCGCAGCGACGACTTGATATAAGTGATCTGGGTCATGCTACACCCGTGTCCTTACCGATGAGTTTGTCGAAGAAGTCCGTGCCCTTGCGCTCCACGACATGCTTGGGGATGACATACTCACCGCCAGATACGCGAATGGGGATGTCATCGGCGCGGCCTGTGTTGTCACCCGTGGGGCTGCGGGTCATGGTGATATGACCACCATCCTTCATCATGGCCGCTGGCGCTTGAGCGCCGGGAACCTGCGGTGCGGCCATACCCTGACCACCGGACTGCTGCATGGCCGCACCGGCCACGATAAGCGAGAAAACGATCCCCTGATCGTACTGCATGGGGAGGTCTTCTTCATCGGCCATACCCTGCTGGATCGCCATCTGGCGCAGACGGGGGTAGAGTTCCGGGTTCTGTGCTGCGGCGACCGCCATCTGAACCAGCATCGTGATCTGCTGCGGCGTGATATCGCCGTCCTGCACACCCTCCATGAGGGCTTCGCGGATCGCTTGGACTGCCTGCGGATTGGCCTGTGCGAACTTCTGGGCTTCCTGCTGAAGCTGCTGAAGCGACATGCGTTGAGTGGGCGCAGCCCCACCGGGTGCGGCCAGACCGGGCTGTTGGGGCGACATACCGGGCTGGGTCATCGGTGGGGCTGCTGGCGGTGCAGGGGGCACCATTCCTCCGTCTGCGTAGGCAGGCGGTAATTGCGGAGCGCGGATGTTGAGGGTCGAACCGGCCATCGGTGGCGCACTACCGAGCGGCATAGCCGCTGCCTGCGGGTTCACGTTATTGAACGGGTTCTGAGGCATCAACCTGCGGATGTCAAAAACGCCGGACGGATTAAGACCGCCGCGCCCGTTCATAGTGCCAGCCATAACATCTCTCCTCAAGCCCGAAGCTGCGCAATCAGAATGTTTAACGTATCACGCAATGCTTGTACATCGTTTATTAGGATTTGTAATTCTGTCGTAAGGGTCGCCACGTCACTAGCCGCACCGCTTGCCTGTCCATCAGGAGCAAATCCAAGGGTCAACTGTCCGGGGATAATGGCCTTACTCGAAGAAGAAACCTGACCAGTAAGCACAGAGATATTCTGCGTAAGCGCGGCCAGAAGCTGGAACTCGGCTTCACTTAGACCAGAGATCGGGACCGGAGGTAGAGCAACAAAACTCATACGTTCACCAAACCTTGGGGTGTATCTGCAAGATGAATAGCCCGGATGCGGGCAGAACCGCTGACCGCGACCTCGAAGGTGTCCGACTTGTAGCCCGTGGGAAGCCGGAAGACTTCCGAGTCCGAGATCACCACGTCAGCGACGATAACCTTGTTGGCCCATAGGCGGAAGTTTACAAAGTATGCGCCTATTGCTTCAAGCGAATACTGCGTACGTACATCCCCGTTGACCAGCGATAGACCGATGGAGTTATCGACAATCGTATAGGCCGAAGTCACTGGGTCAGTGTAGCTAAGCTGCCCGTTGAGCGTACCGAGGTCAGCAGACAGGCTCCACATTTCGGTGTTGTGAACGACGACAGCGGCGTTGAAAGCATTGATGGCATCGAGCGCGTCCTGATCCGTACTGAAGTCAGCCACGACACGAGCCGCACCGATGTTGGTGTACTCCTTGTTGATGAACACCTTGGATTTCCACTCGGTAGCAAGCAAGGGCTGGCCGTCCGCGTCCCACTCATAAATCTCACCGCTGTCAGCAGTGACATAGTAGAACTTGTCGTAACGCGCGTCGTAGTATGCAGCGTTGAACTTGATGGGCGTTGTCACCATGACGCCACCGATCTGATCGTCGCGCTCGAACAACATCGATCCCGTAGAGTGGGACATGAAGTACTTGTTGTTATAGAACTCGGCAACGATAGTCGATGGATCACAGGCTTCAGTCCATGTGTCCCGGTCGTGGATCGACTTCGTAGCAAGGACGGCACCTGTGTCGGACCCAATTAGCGCGATGCCACCATAGCTTGGATAAAGAACACCGTAGCCCATGTTGACCACGCCTCGCTTCGAGGTGCATGGCATTGGAATGTCGAACCGGGTAGCGGTCATCTGAGCAGGGTTATCGCCGTACAAGCGATAGGGGTACTCGGTCGTCAGGACAAAGATGGCACCGCCGACTGCGGCAACAGCCACGATCTTGTGCTCCACCACAATGCGGTAACGCAACGGCCACGACCACGGGCGACCGGGGTCTGAGAAGCAAACTTCGTTCTGCACGAAACCGACCAAGATGTTGTTGTGAGCCATCGTGAGGCCCTGCATGTTTGCATCCGGTGCGTCGGCGTAGAGTGAGTCGAGTATGAAGACCAGACCACCGACCTTGAAGTCGTCCGTAAAGGTGCTGGACTCGTAGTACCTATAGGTTGTCTTGCCGGGTTCAGTCACATCCCAGAAGAGTGTACCTGCGGAGGTTGCAGTGTTCGCCTTGTCCGAACCGGCGCTTGTGTACGTAATCGTGTACTTATCCGGCGCGGAAGCAACCGTGCCGTCCGTTACGTTGAAGCTGGTGTCGGGTGTACCACCGAAGGCCGTACTTGTGATCTTGATCTTGTCACCGACGATCAGGTTATGTGGGTGCTGGAATTTCACCGTGGCAAGATTTGCGGCGCGGGCAGCAAACGTCATTGCATTTGTGAAGTACACCGTCTTCAGCAGGAAGTATTGCGTACCTTGAGAGGCACTGACCACGGTGCGGTAAAGCCGGAACCCGCGAATGAAGTTGTTACCACTGGGCTTGGCGGTCGGCAATCCGCTAACCGTAACAGTCTGGCCTTCGCGTACGTAAACGGCATCAGACGGTTCACTTGGGATCGACTCCTCACCCCACGGGGTGATCCATGTGTAGACGTACTTGCGGCTCTGAACAGTGCCAGCGAGGTTCACCTTGCCGGTCGTCGCCGTGATAGTGGAAGTCTTAGGACCAGCAGAAGCGACCGTGAACGTCGTGCTGTTAGGGACAGTAACGATTTCGGCATTGACTACGTTGAAGTCATAGAGACCGATTTCGCAATTTGTGCCAGCCGCGATGGTCGTGTTGTTAGCTGTGTCAGTAAACGTAAACGTGCTAGAAGTTGCTACAGTGATCGGATACGTCCCTGCCGCTGTCGGAGGGTTTGACGCTCCAGTACCGTCAAAACTCATAAAGAGTTGCGCACCGGTCTCATAGCCGTGCGAGGTTAGAGTGACAGTAACTACACCTGTAACAGCACGCGCGTACGTCGCCGTCCGATAGGACAACTGTGAGACGTTTACACGAGACCCAACATCCAAGCCGTGCGCGGCAGAAGTCACAACCGTAGCAATACCGGCCCCATCACGAGCAACGGTGCTGGTGGTCTTCTCGGTAAACGCTGTTGCAGATGCAGATGGTATGGTCGTTGGAAGCGGGAGGCCGAGGTCGTAGTTACCAGCCGAAACGGGGTAAGGGCCAGCGCCAGACACAGCGAGGCTGTAGTCCGTTACCTTCGGTACGCCATCTCCAGTATAGTAGATGCGCTGCTCTTCTTCATCCAGCGTCGTCGGGACAGCGATATCCACGTCCGAGGTCCACGACAGCCACTTGTTGACCGTAGCGTCGTTGGGGTCGCGCATCGGGTAGATCGTCTTGACGCCAGCGCCACGGTTGGTGTTAACGATTTCCTTGGACACGCGATATGGGATCAGGTCGCCCGAGTACGGGTTCAGGTTCACGGCGATCTGCGCAAACTGCGCGCCAATAAGTTCAGGCGACAGCTTCGGTGCAATGCCGAGGAAGTTCGTGATCTTTATACCGGCCATTGCCCTCAGTCCTTACACTTCTTGCGGCGGTGATCCCATTCACCACCGCGACGAATGCAGTCGCGCCACTCTTTTTCTTTCTCGGGAGACATACGCTTAATAAGCAGCGGCCACAACCGCTGACCCAGCCGAACGCCAAACTCGATCCAGAACGACGGGCGCTGGGCAAACAGGAATGCTCCTGCGCCCAGCCCTGACAGAACGACGATTGTCGCTATGGCCTCTTGCCAAGTCACTTCTTGTTGGGGACCGCCCAGACAAGAACCGGCGTGATCAGGCCAACGATGGTTGAAACCGTGTCAGCGGTGATCCACGACGTGCTGAAACCGGTGTAGGTCTGGACGATGAACAACAGGCCCATGACGAGCGCAACAAGTGCCTTGTCAATACTAGAGAACATAACTTATCTCCTGTTAACCGGGATACTGCTTCCACGGCAATTGGTAGTGGGGCTTATCCGAAAACGTCCTCCAGTCACCGCCCCACTCAAGGGTGACCTTCTCAGCTTTCGCTGCTGCTTTGATCGTCTTCGACATCTGAACGAAAAGCGGTTCGTCCCACCTAACGGTCTTACCCATCCGCACTGCCAGATCAACAGCATGAGAGAGCTTGTTGGTCTTACCGGGGAGGTGCCTAGAACGCAGGGTCCTCGAAGCGCCAGCAGCGATAAGCTTCTTCTGTTCCTCCAAAGTGCGAGTGGAGCAGGTGATGAAGAACACCTGATCCTTGTGCGGCCACATGGTCGCAGCGCGGCGAATGACACGGGCAAGGTCCGGGTGGACCCTCTTGAGATGTGCTTCGTCCTTGGATGTTAACTGCATTAGCAGTTCTTACCCTTGACCTTCACAACCATGCCGCCGTCCTTGTATCCGCGCATCCGTTCCATGCGCTCAATCTTGGGCTTTTCCATGCCTTCGTGGCGCTTCATGGCACCCTTGGACTTGTACTTTTCCTTGCCGCCGTACTCGGACATCATCTTCTTCATTTGCGTAGTGCCTCCTCGATTGAGTCTAGTTTCGCCATGATCGCGCGAGATGTCTCGCGGATTTCCTTGATCTCTCGGTCGTGGGCTTGGCGTGATGTATCAGTCGCCGTTTGAAGAACTGCGATTGCAGTCTCGTGTTTCTGTTGCTGCCTGTAGATCACCCAGACAAACGCAGTTACAGGCATGATGACCCACTGCATCAGAGCGTTCAGAACCTTGAAGGCTTGGTCATCAAACATACGTGCCCCGCTAGGTTACAGATAGAGAATGTTGGCAGTACCGGCGTCAAAAGTGCCGCTCACGGGAACAAGAGCAACGCGGTCAAGCGTACCGCCAAGTGCTACGGTGCCGCCACCAGTCGAAGTCATTCCTGTAGACATATCAGCAGGATATACACCGAGAGTATGTGTAACGACCCACGTGTTACCCGTCACGTTCGTAAGAGTAAACGTCCCACTCCCCAAATAACTGGCATCGTCCCATAGCAGGCATATAAAGCCGGTACTACTATACGCACTTTGGATGTTACCGCCGCCGCCGCTATCGCTAAAGATACACTTACTAACGGAATTATACCCAGAGGTTGCCAAGCCGCTACTCGTGCCCAAGCGGAGCCTAAACCCACTGGTGGAAGATAGGCTCATCCCAGAAATCGTGACCTCAATCTGCCGAACACCGGTTGGGATACTCGAAAACGTAATCGTAGACCCGGTTAATGATTGCGAGGTAGCCAAAGTCTGAGCGTTGGACCAAGACGGGTTGGCACCAGCACCAGCCGTCCTCAGAACCTGATTGGCTGTACCAGCAGGCAGGCGCTCCCAAGCAGACGCTCCGCGATAAAGGATGTCGCCTTGCGCTGCGGAGCCGATGAAGTCTAGGACTTCGGAGAGCGTAGCCTCTTCAACATCACCGACACCTACGGACTTGCGCCCAAGGATGCGCGACGTAGCAGAGACGTTCTGTATCTTGGCGTAGGTCACATTGTCGTTAACGATCTTGGCCGTCGTGACCGTGCCGTCAGCGGGGGTGATCGAGTCGCGGATATCTGTGAGGAGGGCTGCGGTAACACGAAGCTCGATACGAGCACCGGAAGAGTATGCGCGGGCGGTTGTACCATCCTGCGCACGAACCACGGTCAGCGTATCAGTCGAGCGCGATGTGACCTTCACAACTTCAAGTTGGTTTGATGTGTTGATGAGCGTGGCGTAGAAGTAGTCAGCGCCGCCTGCGGCGGGGAAGAGAGACCCCGTGCCTGCTGCTACAGTAATCGACGTAACGGAGTTATCGATCCCGGAAGCAAGGGTGCTGAAGGCGTTGTTTTTAATGAGGACGGCCATGGTCTACCCTACTCCAACGGTCTCATCTGAACAGTCATCGGGCCACGAACCACACCAAGATTAACCTGTGCCCGTTTCGCAGCAGTTTTGTATGTGTACTGTTTCGCATGATAGGACGCAACACCATAGTCGGTCCACGACTTATCAGGAATTGTATGCAGATGTTGCAACACACCGTGAATGATTAGATTTTCGCAGTTGTTGAATATAGTCTCTTCCATACCCGTCGAAGACAGAGACGGTTTGAGAGCCAGAAACATATCCACCGTATAAGTAACGCTGCTATCCGGTACGGGCGCAACAACAAACATGGACGGATCGATCTGGCTCAAGTAACGCGGTTGCGATCTCTTATCTACGTCAGAGGACGGCCAGTCCGGGTACATCCGAAGCAAGTCATCCTGTGTTGCCGGAAACAACCTATCAGCGAATACACCATCTTTACTTAACTTCGTGTGCGTGACGGCTGTTATCTCAGTACTCGCCGGAAGGTCGTACGCATACTCATACGTACCGGCAACCAGCGTAATGGTAGGCTGCTTGTATCTCCAAACAAGCGTCTTCTCACAAACCTCGATGGCAATATCCCGAACGAACTGCTCAATCGTAGGGCGAGGGCACCCCGGTACGTTCGCTGCCAATTTGTTTTCGAGTGAGATAAACGTGCGCGTAGCCATCAGGGCAGGTCCCTCTTATCCAGACCACCGCTATCAAGATCGGTGAAGAGTCGCGTCTTGTAGTTGGTATCGAGGGTGGCAGTGAAGCTGTCGAAGAACATCTTGGCCCGCCCGTTGGTCACATGCTCGTTGTCGATACTCTCGGCCAAGAATACAGTGCCGTCCACCACCGTAGTGAAGTAGGCGTCGGGCAGAAGCTCAACCGTCGTTCCGCTGGCGTAATCAGGCGGGGCCTTGGCGTACTCACCAATCAGGACCTGCGCGGCAGGAGCCTTCGGGTAGATGAAGAACTTGTTCGGGTTGCGGGGATGCCGCATCCAGTTGACCGTAGCGCCAGCGGTGTCGTCCACCCATCCGGGATAAGTCTGGTCAATGGTCTGCCGATTGGTCTCGCGCACTGCGCTGCCACCCTGCACACGGAAGACTTCCATGAGGCGGATGGAGTCGGAAGGTGCAGACTGGAGAACCTCATCAGCCGTGCAGGTAATGGTTCCGACGTAAGAAAAGAGGTCCGGGCGGATCAGGGCAATGCGCTTCAAGGTCTGATTGGCAAACCCCAAGAGTACCTCATCCGTGAAACGCCGAAGGCTTGCCTCAGAACTCGTGTCCTGAAGCAGCTTCCGGGCCTCTGTAATTACGTCGGAAAGGATCATACCTTCGTCTTCCGCGTCAGTTCGTCGTTGAGGTCTGCCATGGGGTCGTCCTGCGGCGCTTCAGGAA